CAATGATTGGTTGACGGCTCTGGATTCGATAATTTCGAGCGGCAGGGACGATTGATTGGGATATGGGCATAGCCCTCTGGTTATTTCTTCCGTTCTTACGGGAATTATTGCGTTTCGCATTCATTTTGTATATAACTTTATCGGTTATTGGACCCCGGGATAAGCTCAATAACTTTTTGTTAAATTTCTTCATAACATACAAATTGTGTAAGTAATGAATGGTCAGTGCAACTAAAAACCCATATTCACACATTACATAACATAATATAGAATGGGCTGCAAGATTATAAAGACTTTTAGTTCTGTAACTTTCTACAATTCCTATGATCAATCCAAAAATTGGATTAAACCATCTTAGTAATTCTTCAAGGATGCAGTTAAATAGAATGTTATCAGTTCGTACTTTATGATCTTCATCATCAATTAGTAAATCAGAATAGTTAGGTTCACCCCAATCAAGGGAGATGATTTTACTTGACACATCTGAAGTTAAACAGACTGGATAAGAAGAACTCAAATCAGATTCTAGTTCTTCTATTTCCTGTGCACTAATACCATAACGATTCATCATCCATTCAACAGATTCTTCATTGTAAGTAATCTGAGTAGTCGCGTACTCATTATAGTGTTGAACGATTGATTCCTGATTAAAGTATTTCAAGTAAATGGGATTATTATATAATCCACGAGTAATGGGTAAATTTCCCAATGTATGTTTTAGCCCGTTTAGAATACCTGCAAATTGTTTCTGTTGATCAACAATAGTATAATTAGTATTCTTACACCAAAATGTCTTAGCCAACATCTTTCCTACTTTGGGAACAAGAACGTAACCTTGTTCGCAAGGAATGATATGGGAAGAACAGAACTCTAAATCGAGTCGGTTCTTGATGAACATCTTGGAAACAAACCCCAGTCGCTGTAACTTGGTGATAGCTCTTTCGATATGTTTCTCGCTTGGTTTCTCATGTAAGAAAATGACCAAGTCATCTCCTTTGACGACAAGAGAATCAATACGGTTACCAAAAGTGTGATATGCCAACATTAAACTTAAGATCGTGTTTCCACCTAGTGTTTCGCTTCTGCCTGAACATCTCACTCCTTTAACAGTGTAACGCATATTAAAAGGAGCGAAGACGTTGATACTTTTTGTATCTAACATCATAAGATGGCAAACATCTTCAGGGAAACCAC